CTCGCGGTGACCCCGAAGAAGCGGAGCTCCCAGAGGTCGCCGTTGATCTCGACGACATGGGCGGAGTTGACGAGGGCCTCCTGCTCGACGAGGTCGGCAAGCAGGGCGCCCAGGTCGGGGCGGCCAACCTGGACTCCGCGCCTCACGAAGAGGAAGGCGCGGCGGTTGCCGTCGAAGACAATGGCGTCGCGGCGGACAGAGAGGTCCCAGCCGCGCGCGTCTTCGTCCGACATGTTGGACAGCCCCCAGTCGCCGATCTGGAGCAGGGCGCGGATGATCATCTCCTGACCGGCATCATGGTGGCCCAACCCAACACCGGAGTGCGGGAGGGCCCCCTCTTGCCAGTCGCGGATGTCAACCTTGTTCTGGCGCTGGTGGAGGAGACACTGGAGCGTGGCATCAATGATGCTCACATTCCAGATCAAGCGCCAGCGGCGCGACTTCTTCTTCTTCAAGTTGTGGGCCTCCGGCTTCACAAACACGGAGCGAGGGTCCATGAGGCCCAGGGTCACCATCTCCCAAGGGGACATGGTGCCGAGGGCGTGGGCCATCGCGTTGCGGAGCATGAGGCGGCACACGACGAGGTAGTAAGCCTCCTCCATGGCGGCGGAGGAGGAGCACCAGACTCCCTTGGGGCCCGCACGGATGTGCGAGCTGAAGCCAGCGCTTTTGTCCTTGTCGAAGTGCTGCAAGATGGAGAAGACCTCGGCCTTGGGGTCGCCGGGCAGCTCGGCCACCGAGTACCTGTTGTAGAACTCTCGGAGGCGGTTGAGCCACTCGTCGGGGCCGGGCTCGTTGGTGGCGAGCTCGATCCGCTCCCAGTTCACGCCGCGAGTGGTCTGCTCACCAAGCTGGCCGAGCAAACTCTCGTAGACTGCGTCTGGGCCCTCGGGGGGGAGGACGTGGGTGGAGCCCCCGTCGGGGTCCGAGAAGAAGTGGCCATGCTGGGCCAGGAACTCCACGGACTCGGGGGTCATGTCGCGCTGCTCCGCCTTCTTGGAATGGCCGCGATTGCAGCGGCCGACCTTGTAGGCGGCGGGGTTGCCCTGCTTGTCTTGCATCCACGGGATGGGCGTCTGCCCGTCGCGCTTGCACGCCTCCATGCCGGATGCAGCCATGAGCTCCCAG